GCTTCACGCCTTACGAGAACCTCACGCAGGATCAAGTTTTGGGCTGGTGCTTCGCCTCTGGCGTCGATCAAGCGGCTATTGAGGCGAACGTGACGCAGCAGATCGAGAACCAGATCAACCCGCCGATCATCGCTCCGCCGCTGCCGTGGTTGCCGCCGGTTGAAATCGTGCCTCCGATGTTGCCGCAGGTGGAGCCGGTTTTGGTTGCGGAGGAGGCTGCTGTCGTTGAAGCTCCGGTCGCCTAATATGGAAATCATCGTCAAGCTGACTCAAGAACAAGCCAACGGTTTGCTGCAACTCATCGACATTGCGGTCAAAGCTGGTGGCATTCAGAACGCAAAAGTTGCCCTGCCGCTTGTTGACCTAATCGTCAACGCTGCTCAACCTAAATCCGAGTAATGCAAACCGATACCAACAGCAACAGTGGGGTTGGAATCTCTCTGGCTACCGCTGCCGCTGCTGGTGCGGTTTCTTTGCTTCCTCAGCTAACACAGTGGTTCCAGTTTGGGGCCGCTGTGTTGGCTTTTGTCGCTGCCGCAATTGGACTCTGGAAAGCTCTAAAAAAATGAACTGGAAAACTACTCTTGCCGGTGTTGGTGCAATCATGGTTGCCGTTGGTGGAGCGTTGAAAGCTCTGTTTGACGGCGACCCGTCCACCAACATTGATCTTGCTGCGACCATTGCCGCTGTGACCGTTGGCTTTGGTTTGATCGCTGCTAAAGACGCAGATAAGAAACCCAAGTGAACTGGATCTACCAGATCCTGAAGGCCCTGCTGGACTGGTTCCGAGAAACACCACCCACCAACATTCAACATGGAAAAGCACCCGAGGATCTCAAGAACGGTCTGGCTGATCGTATTGCTGGACTGCCTGGGTTGCCAAGTGACAAAGGTGGTAATGGTCCCGCACGGTGAACCAGTGATGCTCGCAAAACCAGTGAAAGCCAGCGTGTACGCTTTTGACCAAGACAAGAAGCTTGTCGGGCCGTCCAAAGTGACGCTCCCGGCTGGCTGGTACGTTCTCCCAAAGTAACCCATAGCCAATTCTCACTATGTCGATGACAAATGCCGCAGAGGCGGAAATCCTTGATCTCATATTCCTAAACTCCGATTGGGCAAACATCGGAAACGCTACCGGAATCAGAGGTTCTACATCCGCTGGATCTTTCTTCATCAGCCTGCACACCGCAGACCCCGGAGAAGCAGGGAATCAAAACACCAATGAGGCAAACTATACCGGATATGCTCGAATTGCAGTGGCCCGCTCAGCATCTGGATTTACGCTCTCGACATCCACGATCAGCAACTTTGCCCTTGTTCAGTTTGCTCAATGCACCGGTGGCACCAACACCCTGACGCATTTTGGAATTGGCACCGACTTGTCCGGTGCTGGAAACCTCATCTTCAAGGGATCGCTAACGTCTTCCCTTTCAGTTTCCACCGGTATTCAACCGCAGTTCGCCGCAGGTGCGCTGACTGTTACCGTTGATTGATCATGTGGACTACTTCTGCCCACATTGCTTGAGGCCATTATGGCCAACAGATGAGGATGCTCAAAGCATCTGCGAAGAGCATCCAGATGGAGTTCCGCAAGCTGATTTAGTTCCACGCAACCCTAAAATTGAGGAGGAATAATGGGTTTCACCGGAATAGTATCGCTCGCCGAAGCACCGACCTGGCAGTCGTTCTTCTTCAAGACAAGCTCTCCAGCAGGAGTCGCAGGACGCTGGTACGACGCAGCCGTCGGGGCAGGCATCCCAGTCTATCAGGCCTACGTCGGCCAACAGTACGAAGCCACTCTCCTCATAGGTGAGTCCAATCGAGGAATCTACACAGGCCCAACACCATCGGCAGGCCAGACCAAACACCTCTTCGCACTCTCAGCAGGAACATCCACAGCATCAGTCCCATTGACCATGCTGCTGGCCGACTACCTCATGTTCTATCCGCTGATCGACATGGATTCGCTCGATCCGCAGGACATGATCAACCCGGTCAGCATATCTAGGTACACCTCAGGTGAAGGCGTCCAAGCCTACCTCGTTGTCGCAGCTCCAATGAGTTCAAGTGGAACAGTCACCGTCACCTACACCAACAGCCAAGGAACAGCCAACAGGACAAGCACATTCGGAATCGCTTCAACCGGAACCATTGGGAGAATCGCAAACAACATCAACTCAACCTTGGACGCAGGAGCAGCATCACCATTCATCCCGCTCGACAACGGAGACAAAGGTATCCGAAGCATCCAAAGAGTCACCTGCAACGCCAGCATGGGCGGTTTCTGCCACATCGTTTTGGTCAAACCGCTTGCAACTCATGTGATTCGAGAGCAGAACACCGAGGCAGAAACTGTGTTCTTCACGCACAAAGCCAACTGCGTACAAATCCAAAACAACTCCTACTTGAACTTTTTGATACTCAACAATACCTCTTCATCTCCTGCACCGCTGAGGGGATTCCTGCAATTCACCTGGAACTAACATGGGCTTCTCTTCAATGGATGATCTCATCAACGAGATCACGACAAATGGAAAGTTCAATCGAACCGATTGGAACAAGATCACCGGTGCGGCTGCGTACACCGCAGGACGGTGGTATGATTTCAGCGGCTTAGCCGGAAGCCCAGTCGCAAACGCATTCACTGGAACCGCTTTGGCTTGGAAAAGCTGCGACGAAACTACCGGGAACGGCACTCAGATATTTGGAATTCGCCACGGTGGAAACGTCAGCCCGGATACCAAGCACATCCTTAACGTCTCGGCTGTCACTGGCGTTGCCACCGGCGTTCCGGCTCAACTCATGCTGGTCGATCTTCAGGGTTATTGGCCCGGCATTTCTACCGCCGTAGCCACCGCCCAGACGCTTACCGGAACTCCCACGCTTCGATATACGAATGGTGCTGGTTGTAGGCTGTTTTTTGTTCAAAACGTTACTTCTGGTGCCACCGCTCATAACATCAGCTTGAGCTACTCGAACACCACTCCCACATCGGGCAGAAATATGCCGGTCACCGTTTCGATGATCGTATCTGCGATTGCAGGCCACATATCCCATTCTGGAACTTCCGCAAACAATTACGGACCATTCCTTCCTATGGCTTCGGGAGATACCGGAGTTTCAAATGTGGCAAACGTCACTTTCTCAGCGGCATCTGGTGCCGGTTCTGGTGCCCTCTGCCTTGCCCGACCGCTGCTGACTCTTCCGATTACCACGGCTTCAGTGGCTGCTGAACGTGATCTTCTCAACCAGTTGCCAAGCCTTCCTCGTGTGATGGATGGAGCTTGTCTTGTCTGGCTCTATTTCGCTGGAGCAGCAACCGCTGCTGCCAGCAACTTCTATGGCGGAATCGAAGTCGGTTGGGGATGATTCATGTCCCTCAAACAAAACACGACGATACTCTGCCAGTTACCGCTTAGACAAAGAGGCGGTGACCCCGGTTCGTTGCGTTCAATGTGGGGGCGCACAGATCTCAGAAATCAAAGCGCGGGAGAAGGCATCTCATCTCAATTGGCGGCTATTCCGTATGGCCATCTTGATCCTTCCGCTTGGGTGATGCCGTACAAGAGCGGAGCAATGTCGGCGTTCACATACGTCGGGGCTCAGTTCACGGCAAACCCGATCAATCTTGCAGCGGGCGTAAACATCTCTGGTGATTCCAGCGTTGCATTCATTGCTGGCCCATCGCTCCTTCAGCTCATCGTTTCATTGGTGGGCGATTGCACGTTCACATTCACCGTCAATCCAGCAACGCTTCCAGGCGTTCTGAATGCATCAGGAAACGCTGATAATGTATTCACCGTTGGCCCAAGTTCGATTGGAGCTATCACGGACCTTACCGGTAGCCTTGTTGTTACGTTCACTGATTCAGGGACTGCAACTGCCATCGGAATCCTCGCTGGCGACGTTACTCCATACACTGAGCTTTCGCCTGAGACTTTGGCGGCAGCGGTAATCGCTGCCTCGCAAACCACCCCAATCGTTGCTGATGCCAAGAATGTGGTTGGAAATTATCAGGACCAATGGAAAATAAGGTCAACTTACAGAAACAGATCAAGAAACTGATATGGCAACCCCACTTACAGGAAGTTCAGTAGCATCCACCTACATTGGCCTACTCAAGACCTCCGACAACGCCAGTCTTACCGGAAGTCTCAGGAGCATCAGCGATGGCGGCGGAACCAATTCCGCGCTCCAGATCTCCACAACCGCAGCCAACATTGTCGGTACCCTGAATGTCACGGGTGCCACCGGACTGGCTTCGAGCCTCGCAGTCTCTGGGTTGGCCACCATTGGTTCTACGCTCGGTGTGACCGGTGCGACCAACCTTTCATCCACCCTGATCGTTACCGGTGCTACTACCCTCTCGTCCACTCTGGCAGTCACTGGTGCCGCCAATCTCTCGTCCACCCTCGCGGTCACCAGCAACATCTCCACGAGCGCGGGTAATCTGTCCGTGTTTGGAAACATCGTCCAAACCAACGCCGCCGCATCAAGTTCGTTTGCCGGAAGCCTTACTGCTTCATCGGTAACATTCAATTCAACCTTCACATGCAATGGAAATGCATCGTTTTTTGGAAACGTATCATTCGCCAATCCGTTAACAATCAATAGCACCCTCAATGTTACTGGTGCTACTGTCATATCGAACAACCTTACTGTAACCGGTTCGATTGGATCTAGCTCTTCTATTAGTGGAACTTCTTTGTCCGCAAGTGGTAACCTGACGGTAAACGGCAATACCACTATTGGTAATGCTGACGCAGATCTCCTGACGGTGAACGCGAATGTTGTTACATTCCCGAACATCACCACTCAGAATGTTGATACAGATACCGATAAGGTTATTATTCTTGATTCGACTGGAAGACTTCGGGCTTCTAACTCCAGTCAGTTTGTTCAGACTTCATTGAACTCACCTCAATGTAAGCAGACTGCAAACAAAGCCAGAGCAAGCATTGAGGCAAATACCACTGGATCTGGTGCTGATGTAATATCGGTTTCTATTACTCCACGAAGCGGCGATTCAAACATTCTTGTTTCTGCCGTTATCAACTATTCGTTTTTAACTGGTGATTCCAAAAACTGCGTTTTCAGGCTAACTAGAAACGGAACTGAGATTGGAACAAGCACTGGTACTGGAATAGTTGGAATCGCTTCTGCCAGCTACGAAGACGGTGAGATTGAGTCGATCAACAATGTTAAGATAGAGTTTCTTGATTCACCCAATACCGCCTCTGCTGTTACATACAAGATTCACATTTATGGATCTAGTGACCTGTATTTGAACTTCAACATAAGTGGTTCCGTCCAGCAAAGCACCACCTCGACGATCACGGCTCAGGAGTACTTCGCCTAATGAAACCCTCTGAAGTAGCGCAAGCAGCTTGCGATAAGCTGTCGTTCACGGACTCGGCCACGCTCACGTTGGCCAAGAAGTTCTGTATCCGCCGCTACTCCATGATCTGGGATTCGTGCCTATGGAACGATACCCTCGGAGTAACCTCTATCTCTGTCGCTGATGGCGATGAGATCAATACGATCAACACCTTCGTCACCACGGCCTACTCCTCGAACACCGGATACAATATGTACATGGACTTCCCAGTGGCCGCGAAGTTCACGATTGATGGCGATACCGATGGCATCGAAATCCCGTCCGCTGAATGGGTGTCATTCTTCCAGCTCGATCCCAACACCTGGAACAACGTCGATAGCCGTAAGTCCACGCCCAACAACTTCGTGAACTGGGTCCGCAACATGGACGTTGCCTACGGACTGGCCGGTGTCCCGAGGATCAAGCTCATCCCAGTTCCCAACGTCAACGGAACCCTCTTCGTTCTCGGCAAGAAGCAGTCCCAGATGCGTCAGTTCGGTGAGGCTCAGACCATCACCAACGACAGCAACTTCGAGCTGCACGGTGTTGAGAATGCACTGATGGCCTACACCGAAGGCGATCTCCTCGAATACTCGCGGCAGTACGGCAAAGCCCAAGCGAAGTTCCAAGAGGGAGCCGCTCAGGTCTCCATTATGAAGGACATGGAACGCGGTCAGCAGCAGCAGATCAGCCGCATCATTCCTGACAGCCTCTACGACTACACCTTTCAGGACATCACCTAATGCCATTCCAATCCTCAGACGCACTCGACGACCAGATGCTTCTAGATGGAAGCAATGGGTTCAGCACTGGTGTCGTTTCAGCTACTCGTCCAGATGCCATTCCGGCCACAAGCTTGGAATCGGCCATCAACATGGACTACGATGACTTTGGAAACCTTGTCACTCGTCTCGGGTCCGTTTCACTGGTTGGCAACAGCATCACCAGCAACTGGGAAGACGTTATCACAAACTGGGAGGCAACCACCGCCAACTTCGCGTCCAACCTCCCAGTCAACTGCCAAGTCTACTCTGGCTTCTACTTTGATACGTCCGCCTCAGAGCGTCTGGTAATCGCGCTGAATGATATCAACGCGAACACCAATCTGTTGTACTACGGATCTCCTGGTATTTCGTACAACGTCATCAGCGGATCTACGATCAATCCTCTCGCGAGATACGTTTACTTTGCTCAGCTCAACGAGAAGTTGTTCTACGCGGATGGCTATAGCGCACTGCGTTATGTCAACAGCTCTAACTCGAACGCATCCGTCGCTGCCGGAAAGATCAGCCGAATCGATGTCATCAATCAGGGGTCAAATCTTTCCACGATTCCAAATGTAACAATCTCTGCTCCTCCAAGTGGGACTACGGCTACCGCTGTTGCTATTGTTGCTAATGATGGCAATTTGGTTGCAATTAGTATTACCAATCCAGGCAGTGGATACGTTACTGCTCCAACAGTAAACATTTCCGGTGGTGGAGGATCACACGCGGTCGCATTCGTATCACTCGCCGCCCCCGCCAAGCCGCTCTATCTCACCACCCACACCAACCGTCTGTGGGCCGTGTCAGCGGATACCACAATCCAGCCCGACACCCTGTACTTCTCGGATATCCTCGATGGCGAATCATGGGACCCGCTTGGTTCCATTCGCGTTGGTGGCGATGGCGATCCGATTCGTGGTCTCTACTCGTGGTTCGGATACCGCTTGCTCGTGTTCAAGGAGCGGTCCATCTGGACTGTGGATGCCGATCCCACGGCAGATCCCGCTGATTGGTCTATCTCGCTCGTCAGCGGAAACATCGGCTGCTCCTCGCACCGATCCATTGCTGCGGTGGGTGCTGACGTTTTCTTCCTGTCTCGTGACGGCATCCGCTCGATGGCCCAGATCCAAGCGGGTACTCAGACCAGCGTTGGACTCGCGCTCAGCAGCCCGATCAACGATCTCATCAGCCGCATTGATAAGACACGCCTCGAACTCTGCGACGGTGTGTTCTGGAACAACCGATACCTGCTCGCAGTTCCATTCGTTCAGGAAGGACCGTTCGGTGTTGGTCTCGAAAGCGAGTATGCGATGCTTCTTGAAAACGGTTACCATCTTGAACTCGAAGACCTGATCCCTCGGAATAACGCGATCATCGTATACCACTCACTGGCCCGCTCTTGGCTTGGATACTGGGACAACTGGCAAGTAAACGACTTCTTTGCCACATCTTTCTCAAGCTTTGGCCCTGTGCTGATGTTTGCTGGCGACATGACCGCAGTGTCTGCGGGAAGTAATCAGGTCTGGTCATTCAACGACTACCTGCCAAACACTCGCACCGTACCAACACCGGTTTCTTCCTATTTGGATGGTGGCTCGCAATACCAGTCCTCGGTGACCACAAAGGCTTACAACCTTGGGGAACCAATCCCCGACAAGATCGGATACAGCATCCAGCTCGCGTTCGATAACCCGTACACCACCCAGAATACAGGTGTTACCGTTTCCTACGCCAAGGACATGACTGGGACATTCTCTACGATTGATTCTGGCCTGAGCATCACCAGTTCTCAGAAGTTCCTGAAAGCCTACAACCTCATCAGCAAGGGCCGATGGAACTCGATCCAATTTAAGGTTGAAACCAATGCGGGCGGTCGCCTGTCATTCCAATCCGCCATTCTCTCTGGCTTCGTCGATTCCGTGCGTCCTCAGCAATGAACGCACATCCGTCTATCATCGAAGCAGCTAAGCTGCTCAGGCTTTATTGGCCAACTTGTTCCACATGGAACGATGATCAGCTCCTGAACTGGATCGGCATCTTCAACAAGATGAAGCAGATCGGAATCATCAAGAATGAAAAGGGCGAGTGCATTGGTGTCGGAGCTGTTCGTTTCCTGAACTCAATCGAGGAAGCGGAAGACATCAACAACAACTTCCCTGATGGCCACATCGCTTGGATCGAGATGGTGATTGGGGTTGAGCCGGAAGCTGTTCAGACTCTCTGGTTGGCCATGATGACCGTCTGTTCAGATAAGGTCACCAAGGTGGGCGGATTCAGCAGAGGCGTTTCCCGTTTGTACGATTTCAACAGATACTTCAAACTCCTAATGAACCGAAGGATTTCCTATGGGCGGATCATATAAAGCACCGGATATGGCGGCGGCAAACCGCGAGGCTGTCATGGCTTCGATCGAAACCTTTCCGCTTCAACGGCAGATCGAGGCTGCGTCTCGGATTGGAGGAGAGGTTCGGGTTCCAATCTACAAAAACGGCAAAGAAACCGGTGAGTACCGAACGGTTAATTTCAGTGGCATGTCTGACATCGATGCCACACGCGAAACAGCTCGCGCACTAGCATCTCTTGCCCCTGAGCAGACCAAGGCTCAGCTCGATCTCGCAAAGGAGTATGGAACTCAGTTTGCCGAGCAACGCCTTAAAGAGCTTAAGGCCGCTGATCCTGGACGCTATGGTCTCTATGAGAACTTCATGGAGAGCATTGGGCAACGCCCCATTGCCGAGACCGCTCCCGCTGCCCCCACCTACGAGCGTGTCGGCATGCCTACCGGCCCGCAGGATACTGGCGAAGCAGCGAACATCCGCAGCAACCTCGAACGCCAGATCAGTGCCGGTCTCGCTCAAGCCGGAACGCTTGATCCCGCAATGATCCGAGCCGCCGAGCAAGCCGTTCGCGCTCGTGGCACTGCTACCGGAAACATCCTTGGTAACCTTTCCGCTTTCCGCGAGGCGCGGGCGGTTGGTGAGGCTATTGCGAATGCCGATGTCCAACGTCGTCAGCAAGCTCTTGGCCTACTCCAGAGCGGCCAGACCACGAGCGATGTCGCCAATCGTCAAGCTCAGGAATCTTTCCAGAATATCCTCGCAGCCACCGGTCAGCGGAACACCGCCCAGCAACAGACCTTTGCGGGCCAGATGGCTTCGCAGCAGCAGCGTCAGGGTGCCCAGCAGCAGAACATCGCGAACATCCAGTCCGCTCTGGGTCTCCAGCCCATCGTCTCGCAAGCCGCTCAACTTGGTGGACTCCAGCAGGGTGCGTCTCCGTTCGCTTCTCCTCAGTACATTCAAGGCATGCAGCAAGCTAGTCCTGGTCAGTTGCTTCAGACCGGTTCCAGCTTTGCGCTCCAGAACGCCCAGAACGCGTTCGAGGCTTCGCAGGCCAATTCTCCTCTCGCTATCGTCAAGGGTGTCACCGGAGCAATCGGCGCACTCGGTGGCGCAGCGATGTGTTCCGTCGCCCGCGAGTGTATCCCTGATCAGTGGGAGGCGTTCTTCTTCTGGAAGGAACTCGTTGGTCCCGCTTGGTTCAAGAGCTTCTATGACAGCAATGCCGAGAAGTTCGCGAAGTGGCTCAAGGATAAACCGAAGGCGAAGAAGTTGGTGGCCAACTGGATGATCGGTCGGATCAATAGCTTGGTTCCTAAGGCTTGAGATATGGCAAACGATACCGGATCAAACTATTGGTTCATGCCAGGAACGGGAACTCCTGAGCCTGATGCGGTAACCCCTGCTCCTCAGACAAACACTGCATCAGAACAATTAAGCTCAAGTTCAACAACAATAATGGACCCAAACACTGGGTTGCCTGTTGAAGTTGTTCTAAACCCTGACTTTGTAGAACCGAGATATGTTCCAGATCCTCCAAGGTTTGGACTTCCTCCAGTTCCTCCTGGAATGTTGGACCCTGTTATGGACTACGATCAATGGAAGTATGTTGATCGTTATATCCTAAAACCTCCTACTCCTGATTCCGGTAACACTCCATCGCCAATTTCCGGTGGGGTTACAGGAGCCGGAACACCTCCGACTACAATCAAGCTTGAGGATGGTACGTTATTAACTTCCGGTGGAATAGGACTTGGTTCGTGGCCCGGCAGGCTTCCAATCGTGCTTCCGGGATCTTCGGTTACATCGACTCCGATTTTGGATCTGAGTCAGCCTCCTGTCGCTCCGGTCGCTCCGGTCGCTCCTCCAAAGCCACCCAAGCCGATCACCCTTCCGGGGTCTTCGGTCACATCAACTCCGTCCATTGTCGAACCAACCACTGTTCCGATTCCCGCTCGACGGATGCAGGAAGCTCTGAACCCGTACAATGGATACATCAACTACGATCCTGATGAGATCCTCGCTGCCGCAATGCGCGTGATGAACGGTCGCATGGCCGGTCGATCCATGCTCAATGATTTGAGAAGGTAATCATCATGGCTTTCGAGAACTTCCTCCAGAACGCTGCGAACTTTGCCACCGCTGGCTTGTACAACAACCTCAGCGGGCGCGACAAGGAGCTTGAGCGTCAGAAGCTCGCTGAGGCCGAGGCATTCCGCGCTAACCCGGAGCTGGTTCGCGAAGCTGCGAAGTATGATCCGAGCATCATGGAACGCCTCGGAAACCTGCTTACCGGAGGCATCTACGGTCAGGCCAGCGGCATGAACGACAAGCTGGAGCAGCGGGCCATTGCTATGCAGCAGATTCGCGATGAGGAACTCCAACGCCGTCTGGAAGAGCGAATGAAAGCCTACGGAAATCCTCCGGTTCCAGAACCCGTTGGCAGCGAACTCAATCCTGATCGCAGCGCAATGCCCATGCCCGTCGAACCCGGAACACTTCGCAAGAGAAACACTTTCGCTGGAGGCTACTAACCTATGGCTAAACCTAATTATCCCGATCCCGCCAACATCGAGGCGCAAGCTCAGTATCGTCCTGGTATCGCTTCCAACATCTTCAACGTCCTGACTGGCGGTTTGGCTGGTCAGATCACTGGAAGCACTCAACGCGCTCAGGAGGCCGCTCGTGCGCGTCAGGCGTTGCTACAGGAGGAGTTCAACAAGCGGGATGAACAGCGAGCGATTGAAAGGCAGCTATTCGTAAACTCTCTTCAGCAGGGTATTGCTCTCCCGGAAGGTGCCACCTTTGAGGAGAAGATGGCTGATGCCTATAGGAAGCGGGTTCGTCGAGATGTCGCTGCGGCTCAAGGAGCCACAGAAGGTCTTAAAAGCCCTACTGGACCCTATCAGTCACCGCTGCAATCTGAACCCGCATTCCAAATCGCAGCAGCTCAGGCTCAAACTGACTTGGCCAAGAGACTTGCTGAGTATGAACAAACCGAGACGCTGCAGAGACGCGACCTGTTTAATCAGGCAAAGGGTCTTAGAATCAGCGTCAGCCCCGAAGCAACCTCTGGTGAAATCAGGGGCGCAATCGAGGCCAAGCGTCCTTCGATGCAAGCCGGTGCATACACCGAAGAGGCTGGCAAGAGAGCCATCGGAGAACTCCAAGCGTTTCAGCAAACTGGAGATTATCCAACGGTTGTTGATGTAACGTCATTTTCTCCTGCAAGAGCTATGGCTGAAGCTGATATAGCAAAAGCAAATTACGCCAACAGAACGAAGAAGTACGCATTTGAGGAGAAGGATAAGCTTGAACAGCAGGCGCTCAAAGGGTTCATGCAAGAGCTTAAGTCTGAAAAACCAGACAAAGAAAAACTCCAGTCTCTGTACCCTCAGATTCCTCAATCATCTAAAGATAATGAGGAATTTAGGGTTGCTGCCGGTGTGACTAGGGCAATGGCTAAAGATGAAAGAGAAGCTCTTAATTCTTATGTTGAGGGCCTCGGCATGGCTGGATCACTTGCTCAAGCAATATCCGCGTTTCAAGGAACTGGAGACTTGGCGAAAGTTTCACAGAAAGGATTCAATGGGTTTAAGGCGTGGATGACTGGAATTAAGAACAAATACGGTGTTGAGGATGCGAGGTATGCCGCTCTAAACGATGTGATTCAAGAGTTTGAAGCCTATGTTTCTGGAAAGAGGAAAACGCTGTTCGGAGCTTCTCTTACCGGAAACGAACTCAGGTCTGCAAAGATGCTGTTTGGTGATCCAGAGTCGGCCAACTTCTTGCCTCGTGCGTTGAAACTTATTGATTCTGCGTTTAAGGATGATGTGATTGAAAAGCGGTTTAATCGCAACGCCATCTTTGTTGATCGAGCGACTCAAAGAGAGGTTCAGGATGCGAGGCAGAACTGGTTTGATACTAGGGATCAATTCGGATTCTTAAGCCTTGGCAAGAAGGGCAAGATCGGACAAGTGGTCCCAGCAGGTGGAACCAATGTAATGGACACTATCATTGACATGGATGCTCAAGGAAGGGAGATCAAATAACATGGCTATCAAGGTAAGAGTTGAAGGAGTCGGAACCCTTTCGTTTCCAGACGGAACATCTCGCGATGTAATCTCCGATACCGTGCGGAGATATGCGTCCGAAAAGGCTCCTGCCACGATTGCAGAGATGCGCCGTCGCGAGGAGCAGCCGGGATTCAATCCCACCCAAGAACAGAAGATGGGTGCTGCAATGCAAGCCGAGGAGGAAAGGCTTGCTCAAGCTGGCGCACCGAGCGCATTTGATGAAGAGGCACCAGCTAAACTCAATCCTAAAACAGCTCTTCGATACGGAGTTCCAATAGCGGTCGCACTGGGAACCGGCGGAGCCAGTATTCCAGCCCAAATTGCAGCAGGAGCAGGTTCTTCTTTTCTTGGAGAAGCTGGGGCGCAAACCGTTGAGAAACTCGATGAAGATCAAAAGTATCGGGTTGGGGAAATGTTCGGAGCGGGAATTCGAGGAGGTGTTCCAATATTCAGAGGTTTTCCTGGCGCAACTAGAGCGACCATAGCTGCGGGAGGTTTAGGTGGTCTTGCAGCAGGGGCAGTTGAAGGGAAAATCGAGAACCCTCTTGAAGATCCTCTTTCAAGCGCAGGAAGTGCGCTCAAAGAAACTGCAATCGGAGCAGCAATTCCAGGCACATTGGCAACTCTTGGTGCAGGCGCAAGAGCCGGTGCCGGAATGATCAACCGAGCAATCGAAAATGCTCAGGATGTTGAACGCATTGGACCCGGCGTTAGAGCTACGGTAGGTCAAGCATTTCCATTTTTGGCCGGTGCCGAAAAGCGAATCGCAGCAAGAACTGGTGGTGAAGAACTGAACCGCCAACTTCTTGAACAATCCGATGCAATCACTGCTGCTGTTCGTGGAATCCAAGGGCAGGCAGGAGATACCCAAAGCGTCGTTCGCCAAATTCTCAATGAGTTCGGAATCACGGATGCAAATACCGTGAATCGACTCGTTGATGAAGCGAAGGGGATGACCACCGCTCAGCAGGCCATTGATAAGGCTCGTACTGGGGCGCAGCAAAGCCTTGCTCAAGAAGCTCTCACCGATGCTGAAGGCTCATTTCGCAGGGCCATCAACAGGGAAACTCGACTGCTTTCAACAGCTCCGTACATGTCCCCTCAGATGGGTGCCAGAGTTGAAGGAACCATCGAAAGAACAAAGGCTGCATTCGATGATCATTCGGACATCCTCTACACCCCTGTAAGGTTCTTTGAAGATCGTCCAGTGTTCGTTCTGACTCAAAAATCAGGAAGAACCCTTCCTTCAGTTGAGCAGGCCATCATTGATCTAAACGACAAGTATCCTCGACTTGTCAGCGGTGATCAGAGTCGAGTGTTTTCTCCCTATCTCACTCGTCTTAATGCCATCCTTGACCAAAATATCCCAGCTTCGTTGAGCGAACTGAGGGTGATTCGCAGAAACCTTTACACCGCATCTGATGAAGCCGGAAAAGTGTTTGGAACTCCTGAGAAAAACGAACTTCGCCGGATAGCCGACCTTATTACCCAAACAATCGATTATCAGGCTCCTTCGTATCTTGGCGCAGCCGATGCGACCTCTCTTCGCACCGCCAACTCGTTCTACTCAAAGTTCCGCCCTAGGTTTGATGAGTTCGGTGTTTTTCAGGCGTTCAAGCCAGAGAAGCTTGAGCGAGGACAGATGGCCGACGTAATGACCGAGCGAGTGGCTCGACAAGGCTCTGAAACCCCGGCGTTCTCAAATCCCGTCAGCCTGATCAATGATCTGAGAGCATCAGGTGTTCGCAACGTGCCGAGTTCATCCTCAATTTCCGACATCGTAAAATCGGGCATCGTAAATCGATCCATCAACCAATCCACAGGTGAAATCAACCTGACAAATCTTGCTGCGGACCTAAACAGCGTCCAGCGGCAGGGTGGAGGTGGATTGGCTCAGCTTGGTTTCGGAAGTACCCGAGAGCTTAACCGGTTCGTTCAGTTCGTTGACAGTCTTCCTGAAGCTCAACGCAGCGGTCCAGAAGCTGTGCTTGCACTGCTTCAGCATGGCACTCCTGCTAGTCTTGGAATTGTCTCTCGTGCCGTCCAATACCTTCCTGATGTCGCGACCACTCGCACCGTTATGGATGCTCTTGAGCGCAGAGCGGTAGCTGGTTCCGCATCTGCCCGAGCTACTCAGAATACAATTCGAGCAAAGGCAATCGAAGAGCTTTTGCTTCAGGTCGCTGAAGGCGGCGGAACTCGCGCTGGAACCCCCGGTGCTGCCGGGATGACAGCTCGATTGGAATCGCTCAAGGAAATGGCTGGGACCGACAGCGCGGCCAAACTCCAAACCATCCTCGGTCGAAACCTTTTCGACGTTGTTCAGAATCAAATTGTGCCAGGATTCAGAGTCATCAATCAGGCCAAGCAACGTGCCGCAGGTGCAGGTGCGACGGTAAGTGGATCGGCTTTTGAAAAGCTGGCCACAACCCCAGGTCTTGGTTCGTTGGTTGATTTCATTGGATACGAGGGGCTTGCTTCGGCGTTGGCTCACGGTGCTGGTGCGACCGGAATGGTAAGCCGCAGAAATCAGCTCGAAGCACTGGCCCGATTGGCTGAATTGCCGCCTGCTCAAATGCAGCAAGCGGTCGCGAAATACATGCGATCAGACTCTTCCGAGTAAATTCCCAAAAGATTTCTCTCGACAGTTTGCAACACGCGGCTACATTCGCTTGCGTGAGCGTAAAACTTCTAACCGTCCAAGAGATCGCCTCGGCTCTCGGGACTCATCCCGAGACGGTAAGGCGGTGGATTCGGTCAGGAAAACTTCCGGCTATGAAAGCCACGAAGCGCACTATCCGTGTCCGCTCCGATGTAATCGAGGAACTCCTCCGACAAAACCCACAATGAATGCAATAGCAACGACAACGCAACAGACCGACTCTGGCGAAATGTACGCCAAGATCGGTGACCCCATCACCGCCATCGAGAAGATGGGCGAGTGGATCGCAGCCAGCGGAATGCTGGGATGCACCAAGGTCGAACAGGGAAAACTGATCGCGTGGCAATGCGCCGCCGAGAAGAAGACCCCGTTCGATTTCAAGAGAGAGTATCACATCATCAATGGCTCCCTCTCTATGAGGAGCGATGCCATGCTAGCCGGATACCGCGCCCGTGGTGGTAAGGTTCTATGGAAGCAGTTCGATAGCCGCGCTGCCATCGCACTCTGGACCTATGACGGCAATTCCTGCGAGATCGGGTTCTCGGTCGAGGATGCGAAGCTCGCTCAGCTCCTCCCCGCCAAGCCGGGTTCCGGGTGGGCCAAAGATCCGGGTGCAATGCTCCGCGCTCGATGCATCTCCAAAGCCATTCGCATGCTGGCTCCTGAAGTGGTCGCCGGTATCTACACGCCGGAAGAGACCGAAGACTTCCAGCCCGCAGTCACCGAAGTGGCTACGGCCCCCACCAAGAGCTTCGACATCACCGCAAAGCTCGAAGCCCTGTTCGAGGATCGCGAGGAAGATGTGAACGCCCTGCTCCTCAAAGCAGGTAGAATCAAGGATGGTCAGACCTTCCGTGATCTGGATGACTCCATCGCCTCCAAGTACATCGCCAAGCCTGACCTGATCTTGAGCAAGCTGCCGGTGATCGTCAGCCCCGAGATCGTTGCCACGGAGGTGTCCAATGGCTGATGCCATCTACAACTTAGCGGCGGAGGTTTACCACGCCACGAAGGCACTCTCGAAGTCCGGTCTCGATCAGTTCCGCAAGTCGCCCGCTCACTTCCGCGCTTGGCAGGATGGGACCACCCGCAACGAATCCAGTCCCGCACTGGAGTTCGGTACCGCCGCTCATTGCGCCGTGCTGGAGCCTGATCGCTTCGTAGGCCAGTACACGGTGTTCGATGGAGATCGACGCACCAAGGAGGGCAAGGCCGCGTGGCAAGCCATTCTGGACTCTGGCAAGACCCCTCTGCCTCAAGAGCAGTGGGACAACATCACCGGAGCAGCCGCTGCGGTTCACGCTCATCCAGCAGCTTCTGGCCTACTCAATGGCATCAAGGCCGAGGTCTCGTACTTCGACAACTGGAACGGTGTGGAGGTCAAAGCCCGCATCGATGGTATGGGTAGTGATTACATCATAGACCTCAAGACCACCCAGGACGCATCGGCCAACGCCTTCGCCAAGTCCGTCGCTCAGTTCCGGTACCACGTTCAAGCCGCTTGGTATCAGCGTATCACCGGTATCAACCGGTTCGTGTTCATCGCAGTCGAGAAGGAGGCTCCTTACGGAGTCGCTTGCTACGAACTCGATCAACTGGCCATCGATGTGGGTCAATCCATCATTGATGAGCAGCTCAAGACATTCATCGAATGCCAAGAACTCAACTCTTGGCCCTGTTACTCATCCCAGATCCAATCCCTTTCGCTGCCCGTGTGGGCGGCTCGTCAGTCCGAATAAACAAACCAACACATACATACTCACATGACATTCAAAGTTGATCGTTCCGCCGCAGAAGTTAAGCCGTTCGCTGGTCCCGGCGAATACACCGTGGTCATCAATTCCTGTAAGGATGATGGTCTCGACAAGTCCGGCAACAGCGTTGCCACCCTCCGCTACAAGGGCGCAAATGGTGAGGTCATCAGCGACCGCTTCCTGCTCAAGGAGACCATGATGTGGCGCATTCAAGCCCTCATCAGCGCGACCGAAGCCAACATCGATGATGGGGCCGAGTTCGATTTTAGCGTCAACGGAGCCTTCTTCCGATTCCTCCAAGGCTTCGTAGGACTCTCGCTCATCGTCGTCCTCGAAGAGGAGAAGTACACCGACAAGAACGGTGCTGAGCAGATCGCTCTTCGCGTTCGTCGCATGAAGAAGGTGCCGTCCGACATCGACACCATCTAACCCATAAAACAAAGCCCCCCGGAGTGTGCAGCCTCCGGGGGGTGATATGAGTCCAAAACAAACAAACAGAGCGCAACGACACGCTATGCAGACCAAAGATCATCCCGAAACCATTTCGACGCAAGCATTTCTGCTTCGTCCATACCAGCAACGAGCGGTCGAATGGGCCATGCTTGCCAACAGTGGACTCATCATCGCACCAGCAGGATGCGGCAAGACACTGATCGCTTCCTCGATCATCAAACACGCTGCCACCAAATTTCCCAATGTGAGCTTCGGATGGCTCGCCCCCACCCGCGAGACCTGCAATCAGGCAACCAGTGCGCTTATCGCTGCCGGGGTAGACATCTCCCGCGTCGAAGTCCGGTGCCCGCATGAGTCAGTCGATTTTTCCAAGAAGGCCGTCCTGATCGTCGATGAGGCGAAGCATGCGCCAGCCGAGACTTGGAGAAGAATCATCGAGTCCTGCCCCGGATCGGTCTTCGGTTTCGATGCCACCCCGTGGTGCGATGACCCAGAGCGCAACGCCGCACTTCGTTATCTCTTTGCCAACAACAGCTTCGAGATCAAGCGTGAGGAACTGGGCAATGTTCTGGCCCACGCTAATGTGTACATGCACCCATCGACAGACCCGATGCTCCAGCAACGGATCGATGACCAGATCGAAAGACTCTTCGCTGATCGCAAACGCTACATGCGTATCCGCCACCAGGAACTCCGAGCGATGTGCGCTTGGGAAGCTCTGGTCGATATCGGAATCTGCCAGAATAAGGCGAGGAACGACATGGCGACTATGATGGCCGCATCCGGTGGACCCAAGCACCCCACCCTCGTTCTGGTTCCACGGGTAACCCTCGGTGAGCATTACATGCTGGCATTGAGAGGCTCCGTACTCGTCTATTCTAAGATGCCGAAGAAGCTTCGACGCGAAGCAATCGAGGAGTTCAAAGCTGGGAATATCAGCACCATGATCGCCACTTCATTGGCCGATGAGGGATTGGATCTGCCGAACGTCCACACACTGGTCATGGTCTCCGGTGGTCGCAGTGCCCAGAAGACTATCCAGCGGGCCAGCCGTGCATTGCGCCGTGCGCCAGGAAAGGACCACGCGATCATCCACGACTTCAAGGACACCTTCCATCCGCTGGCTATGGCTCACGCGAAGAAACGTCTCAAATGCTACAAGGAACTTGGATGCTATATTGTATGAACACCGTCATCACAATCGTTTGTATGGCCGTGCTGATGCCACTGTGCGTTATCGCGGGGATCTATGTAGGCCACTCTCTCACCATCAAATCGCAGAACACCAAAACCAATGAACAAAACAATCGTAGCCTGTGACCCAGGCGTAAACGGCGGGTTCGCTATCCACACCAAGGACGGCATCCTACTGTTCCCAATGCCCGAATCATTGCCCGATATGGCGCAACTACTAAGCGGATTCAAATTAGCAGATAGCCACTTGTGGATTGAGAAGGTTCCCAAGTTCGTGTCCAAGCTGACGCCTGCTGCTTCGGTCGCAACACTCCATGAAAACTACGGCATCGTCCAAGGACTGGCCTACTCTCAGGGCTACGCACTGCACCGAGTCGAACCCAAGATCTGGCAGGAACCCCTCGGACTCGGCGGTAGAAAGGCATGCGCCACCGGTCCTGAGTGGAAGCGCAAGCTGAAGAGCAAGGCTCAGGAGTTGTACCCACAACTCGATGTGACCCTAGGTAATTGCGATGCGCTCTTGATCCTGCACTACGCACTGGGAGGTGGGCGATGAGCGATAATGTGAAGAGAATCGTGAACGATGGGAATGGAGTGATGGTGCTGAGCCGCAAGGAAGCCGGTGAAGCGTACAAAGCATTCAAGCGAGTGAAAGCTTACGAGGTTAGTTACTGGACAAAGAACCGGAAGAAGAAGGAATCAAAATGAGCAACCAACCAATCGACAACGGAGGACCGGCGTTTCCATGTGAGGAACAAATACGCTGCAACGGTGAAGTATGCGACACTCGCAAGTTCCCCGGCATGACCCTCCGCGACTACTTCGCGGCGGCTGTGTTGGCTGCTGTGCTTAAAGAATTGTGGCAGCAGGGTGAGCACTCATCCCCTATTCCACCATTGGCTGCAAAGTTTGCATATGAGATGGCCGACGCGATGCTCAAAGCGAGGGAGGAGGCGAAATGAGCGACACCCCGATATCAGACAGTACACCTCACAACGTGGCCGAACTCGGTATGCTGTGCAGGAGGTTGGAGCGCGGACTCAACGAAGCCAACGCAATAATCCGTCAGCAGCAATTGTTGGATGAAGAAAACCTGCGGCTTCAAGAGCGCATCAAGCGGTTGGAGGAGGCGTTGAAAGAAACAGTTAGCTGGATAGTGGATCTAGCTAACAGCGGAGACGCTGGATTCTTGGATGCTGACATTATGCCTGAAGTAATTCAAGCGAGAGCAGCACTTCAAGCCAAGGAGGCCAAGCTGTGAGCGCAATGAATTGTATTGGAAAGATACTCAAACGGTTTCTTGGAATTGCGTGTTCTCATTATTGGCAACCGCTAAACGACAGTTTCCATGGCTCACATTCTCAC